TCGATTTCGGATATAATCGCACATTTGCATTGGCACAATGTACCGATATGCCCGCGGAATATATTCTATTGATGGATGCAGACATGGTTCTCCAATACGGATCCGATTTTGATAATGAAGCATTCAAACTATCACTTACACAAAATCAAGCACATTATATAATGCAAGGCACTAGTGAATTCAACTATAAGAATGTGCGTATTGTCAAGAATCGTCATGGCATTAAGTATTGGGGCGTTACGCACGAATACGTCGAGGTTCCGAGTGGCACGACGTATGGTTCATTTGGACCATCATTCTTGTTTATAAATGATATAGGTGACGGCGGTTCAAAGGCCGACAAATTCCTACGTGATGTCCGATTACTTACATCCGCACTTGAAAAGACACCTGATAATGATAGATATACTTTTTATTTGGCAAATAGTTATAGAGATTCAGGACAAAAGGAGAATGCGATCGAAACTTATAAAAAACGCACAAAATTGGGTGGTTGGGTCGAAGAAATATGGTATAGTTATTTAATGATCGGACGTTTATACCGAGACCAAGGCGAAATGGAAAAGGCCGTATACTATTGGATGGAGGCATACAACGCATACCCTAAGCGTATAGAGAACCTATATGAAATTGCAACTCATTATAGAAATACTGGTAAAAACGAACTTTCATACATATTTTATAGGATCGCGGACAAGAAACGGGGGGAGAACACAGGAAACGACTATTTGTTTATGGAAAAGGACATATATAATTTCAAGTTGGATTATGAATTATCTATAATCGGGTACTATTGTAATACAGACAACTATGACTTGGCAAAATGCTGTATGAATTTGCTGGCATATCCGTTTGGTGTTACACACTTGACAAATAATGTCCTAAGTAATTACAAATTCTATAGCGAGGTCATCCCTGGAGAAACGCGATTTAAGAAATGGAGCGAACAACTGAATAGCACACGACATTCGTCGCGGCATGGATTATTACATAGTAGCACGCCATCTGTTTGTAGGTTAAATGGAGAACTTATCTATAATACGAGATTTGTGAATTATAAGATTGATGAAAACGGTAATTACAATAACGAAGATTACATAGAGACAATCAATGTCTTGTCGCGCGATTCAAATGAAGTTATATTTAAGCATGATAAATCAAGAGACAACCGTTATATTGGCGTAGAGGACATCCGGTTATTCGCGCACAAAGGTAAATTACTATATAATGGAAACCGTGGCGTGAATGATGGTGTGGCAATAGAGCATGGCGAAATCGACATAACGACAGGAGAGACCAAGTCAGTTATTTTAACGATACCGATCCAGAAGAAAATAGAGAAAAATTGGGTATTGTTTGAGGACGCGCACGGTAACTTAAAGTGCATTTATGGATGGCATCCACTTATTATCGGTGATATAACAAATAATAGATTAGTTCAAACGCACGAATTAACCACCTCAATCATTTTTGAGCGTTTTCGGGGATCCACAAATGGTGTGCGAGTTGGAAATGAAATATGGTTTATATGTCATGTGGTGTCGTATGAGAACCGGCGATTCTATTATCATACTATGGTGGCATTGGATATAAATACATTTAAGATCAAGCGATATACTCCGTTTTTTACATTTGAAAAGGAATGCGTGGAATATACATTGGGCTTCGTTCCGTATGGAGACGATGAATTCCTTATTGGGTATTCGCGTATGGATAAAACAACGGAATATAAGTCGGTAAAGAAGAGTTGGTTTGAAGCAATGTTCCGACGACTCGACTTCTAGTAAGGGAACCCATGGTTTAGAAAGCTTCGCTTTCAACTGCGCCTCCGGCGCAACCCCTTAAACCCCTCCTTTTATAAGTCAATAAATCGCGGTGTAGGCGCAAACCGTAAATATAAGAGGGTTAAATCGGAGCCATTGTTGCAGTTTTACACGCCCCGAACGATCTTCGATGCCACTGGGTAATACCATGTTCCCGGATACCAGCCATATGTTTTGCAGTGCCGTAACCGACATTCTCGTGTAGTGAGTATCTGGTTTTCAACAACGGATATTGTTCGCATAGATCCAATATGTATTCGTCGTGTGCGTTTTTAGCCAAAATCGACGCGGCGGCAATGAACGAATATGTTCCGTCACCCTTTTCCACGGTAACACTCGGTATTTCACGTAGAGTCTCCGTAACCGTATCAAATGTAGTATATGGTGGGAAATCATTACCATCGATTACTAACATAACACCGTCGCCAGATACATTCTGGGTTTTATTCAATACTTGACGTATAGACTCGCGCATGCCTTTCAACACGGCTTGGCGGATATTAATTTCATCGATTTCAGATGCCTCTATGAATTGGATGTGCCACGCGATTGCATGCTGTTTAATATAATCGGATAATTCGCGCATTTTCGTCTTGGATTTGATTTTTTTACTATCTTTCATCCATTCATGGTGAAAGGATCCATCTTTAGGTAGAATGGTGGCGGCAACATACAGCCTACCGAACATAGGGCCGCGAGCACATTCGTCCACACCAATTTCATAGACATTAGATGGATCGTATATCGGAAGTAATGACATTTTTTTATTTACGTATAATATATAAGTAATGTTTAACTTCAATTTTAAATTAAAACTAACGCCACTATGGTTATTTCTGATATTATTGGCGGTTTTAGTAATTGCGGTTATATTTGGCGTAAACTCGTCTAATAAAGAAGGGATGGAGGGCACGCTTAAATTTCAGAAAGCCGATGCTGCCTTAGTATCTGTTAGGGTCCCTTGGTACCAGAATACGCTATATAAGTTGTATGAAAATAATTTTGTAGATACGTTAACTGGTAATATAGTTCGTGTATATGAAGATGTTAGTGGGTACATTGGAAAATTTACCGTTACCGACAGGAGTGGTGTTACGACTGATTATAGCACTGGTAGTTGGACGTCTACCACCCCGAATGCGATAACAAATACTGTTAAGCCATGGTCTGTGTCGAATCCGGATAATTACGCAACACCTGAGATAACAAATACCGCTATCGCGTACATGCCGTGGGGAAAGGATACGTACATTCGTATATTTGGTGATAAATCTACTACATTCTTGATAGGTGGGTGTACGACTGGAGAAGATAATTGCTTGAATAAAAGTTTAGAGCATAGTGACACTGACGTTTCTCCAACAATCGAACCTGTATTAACTCAAGTGACTGACGCAACACAGAAATCGCTCGTTACGTATATAACGAGTAAATCCAAGTTAGCTGACGGTGTTTACTATGATCTTTCTGGATGTGTTTTTGTATTTAAATCAGTTGCTGCATCTACAACTCCAACTGATACAACCGGAACTACTGGCACAACCGGAACTACTGGCACAACCACATCTACTGGTAGCACAACTCCAACTATTACATTAAATCCTCCTACCGCTGTAATTGTAAAGAGGGGTAATGCTGCGATTACATTTACATTCAGTGCACCGACAACCGGTGACACGCCAGAGTCTTATGACATAACATCCGTTGAAACCCCAACTATAACTAAAAATGTGCTTCATACAACCGGTACCATGACTGGAACTATCACCGGATTAACAAACGGAACTGCGTATACATTTACAATAAAATCAAAAAAGGGTGCGACAACATCCGTTGCTACCGCTGCGACATCGGCAGTAATACCAATGGGGGATGTTGCCGTGGCGACAGCGAGAGTTAGTAGTGATGGAAAATCTGCGACTATTACAATTACACCTCCAGTTGGCGCAGTATCCGGAACTACCAAATATAAGACCACAGTACAAAAGAAAACGCCAAAAGATACTGGTGTTTTTACTACTGATACTAGCATACCTGCATATACTGGCACAGAACTTACTCAGACTATTAGCGGGTTAGTAGCAGATGAAGAATATCAATTTGATGTAGTTGTATTTGAAGGATTTCAGTCGAGGTTTGAAGGGTTCGGTCCAATTATGGAAGGGGCTGTCACAAATAGCATAATCGCTCTTCCCAATCGATTTACACATGATAATGTTAATTATAATAGCGACCCGCAAGATTGGCGCGACACGAATAATAATTGTATTAAAAAAGGCCAGCAGACGTCGGTTACAATAAAAAATCGTGCTGAAAATGCAACTATAACTGAGATTCTAGCAAAGAATAACGTAACGTCTCCAACTTGGATAGGAGGCACCGCCGAATCTGCGAGCAGATGGAGTTGGATAAATGATAATGCATTTTCATGGACGAATTGGTTAGATGGCAAAGATCCTGGATTCGGACAGCATGGTCGTAATAGATTAGCCATTCAATCTGATGGTAAGTGGGTAGGCCAAGACGTAGAAAAAAATAGAAATCCTTATTTATGCACTTCGAATTTAGAAAGGTTTTCTGTAATGGAAGGAATGGAGGGTAGTGCATTACAAATCATGATGTATAAGAGGGATGGCTCAGCTGGAGTTCCAATTACAAAAATGTCTGACATAAATGCCACCGTTGTAAATATTACAGACTTTAAGCCATGGTCTTTAAAGGTCAGTGCTACGAAATCAATATTGGTTGTTCCTAGAAAGTTAAATACGTTTGTTGCTGTAATAAATAAAGACAGTGATACTACTAAAAATAAGTATATGATTGAAAATCCTCGCATGTATACGCCATCTGTAATGTTAACGGTTGCTGGTGCGGATTCTGTAGATCCCTCTGCCGCCGCAGCCGCCGCTGCTGCCGCCGCCGCTGCAGGAGGCAAGACTGATAAGACTGAAGATGAATCTGAGTATTGGAAGAAGTATTGGTATTGGCAGACAAATGGCGAATCCAGCGATTATATTTTGAAGACACAAGTGATTCCGCCCGTTTGCCCCGCTTGTCCGGGGACATGTACTAGTGGCGGAACTTCAGGTGGTATAAATAGCGCAAGTTCTTCTAGTAGTACAATAAAATCGGTTGGCACAGACATTACTGGGGTAGCAAAAGATGCCGTCGCCGGCGGAACTGGATTGGCGAAGGATGCCGTCGCCGGCGGAACTGGATTGGCGAAGGATGCCGTTTCCGGTGGCGTCGGGTTAGCGAAAGACGTCGCGTCTGGTGGTGTCGGGTTGGCGAAAGACGTCGCGTCTGGTGGTGTCGGGTTAGCAAAGGATACCGTATCCGGAGGCGTTGGATTGGCGAAGGATACAGTTTCCGGTGGTATTGGGTTGGCAAAGGATGTTGCGTCAGGTGGTGTCGGATTAGTAAAGGATACAGTTTCTGGTGGTGTCGGATTGGTGAAGGATACAGTTTCCGGTGGTGTCGGATTGGTGAAGGATACAGTTTCTGGTGGTATCGGATTAGTTTCCGATATATTACCTAGAGGAGGTGGATCGGGATCTGGAGGAAGTGGATCGGGATCTGGAGGAAGTGGATCCGTGCAAAATAAGAATGACGTATATACGTATAATGGTGCACTAACGAACAAGGCGTCTTCTAACTTCATGCCTGTAACTGCCAGTTTCAGTGCGTTCAGTCGATAAAGCATTCGTTTAAATTAATATAAAAATAAATGTTCTCAATATAACATGGAGAACATTACACAAATACTAGAAAGAGATGAAATAGAACGTAATATAAAGAAAATACTCAATGATTTCGACGCAAATTGTAAAAACGTTAATTATAATAAGGGTATATACATATACGGAGCTCCGGGAACTGGAAAGACTCAGTTCGTAACAAAAATACTAAATGAAATGAATTATGATATTATAAGATATGATGCGGGTGATGTGCGAAATACCTCATTAATAGATACAATAACGAGTAATAATATGTCTTCTCGCAATGTTCTACATATGATGAATAAAACCGTCAAAAAGATAATAATCGTTATGGACGAAATAGATGGTATGAACAGTGGAGACAAGGGTGGAATAACATCTCTTATAAAACTGATTCGCCAGAAGAAAACTAAAAAGCAAAAACTAGAGGATGTCACATTGAATCCAATTATCTGTATAGGCAATTATTTCTTGGATAAAAAAATGAAGGAATTGATGAAAGTATGCTATGCATTTGAATTAAAGACGCCTACTACTACCCAGATGTCCGTTTTATTGGCTAATATAATCCCGTCTGATTTGAAATTAAAATCGAAAGTTCTCGAATATATACAAGGCGATTTGAGAAAACTACAATTTATACAGAAAATTATATCCACAAATCCCGAATTATTAAACGAAAACTTGATCGATAACATACTACACATGAAATCTCATAATGAAGACTCCAAGAAAATAACCAAACACTTGATAAACCAGCCAATGACAATGAACGACCATGTAAAATTTATAAATGAAACCGATCGCACGATAGTTGCGTTGTTGTGGCATGAAAATATAATAGACGCCATAGCGAAGAAACCACAAGCCATTTCATATCCATTTTACCTACAAATATTGGATAATATGTGTTTTGCCGATTATATTGATCGCATAACATTTCAAAATCAGATATGGCAATTCAACGAGATGAGTTCATTGATGAAAACGTTTTATAATAATAAAATATATCATGATACGTTTCCTGATAATAAAGACCAATTTAATCCTGATGAGGTGCGGTTTACCAAGGTTCTGACGAAATATTCAACGGAATATAACAATCAACAGTTCATTTATGGCATGTGTCTAGATTTAGATATGGATAGAAAAGACGTGATTTCGTTTTTCCAGGAATTACGAACATTTTATGGTAAGAATTTTCAGTCACAAGCGGATGTTTTAAATCAAGTTGAAGGTTTATTTGAAAATCACAATATAAGCAAACTTGATATAAAACGAATGTATAGGTATTTAGATAAAAATGTGAAGAAGACGATAGCTGATGATGAAAGTACGCTTGATGAATCATAGTCGAATTGATATTTCTGGGTCCGACTTCTTCTTATCTATAAATATTTTATTGACTGGGGTTTGATTTGTATTTTGATTTTTACGTAACATTTCGATTTCTGAACGTAATTCTGCCTCTAAAATCGCACTATGCTTTAATTTGAACTCGAGTTCTAAAACTTCCTTCTTCAATTTCTGAACGTTATTAGAAGGTTGTTCTATCGGATCTGAAAATTTAACTGATTTTTCGACCATTTTTTCGAGTTCCGAATTTCGTTCCATTAGAACCTTGGCATTACTACGTAGTCCATTTATAAGGTTGACAATCTCATTTGCTCCTAATGGTACTGGATCCTTGCCTTCCTGTTGCATTAAAAATTGAGGCGGTTGGACCATTTTCTTACGCTGTTCTTCTATTTCAAGAGTTTGTTTTAGAACATCTGGTTTCATGTGAGGTTTTCCGGGGGCATATTTATCCAACTTTTCGTCAATGTCTTTCATAAAAAATCGCTTGATTTTAGCTTCATCCGTGCATTTTATAAACATATCAACGGTTTTATTTGACTCTTTCACAAATGTAGGATTCATATTTTCCAACAACTTGCGTTTATCAAATGTATTATGGTCGTGAGAGAAAACCAATATAGTCTTCATTGGGTCCAGCTGTACGAAAGGAATAGTGTATTCCTTTAGGAATTCTCTCTCTTCGGCTATACACGCATTTTCATTATATTTAGTCAGTGTAAGTAATTCGCGTTTAAATGCGAATGTTCCAGCCGTTGCATGAGTCGGTCCGTATGGACCGAACTGATACATTTTTTGAATATGCTTGAAATATAAATACAACTCGCTCGACCCAGCACATAACGCCTCCTTATTACTTGTAAGGACTTCTACGGCATGGCTAATACGTTCGGGGGGATAATAATCATCGTCATCCATATACACGATAATAGAACCCTTAGATTTTTCATGCATCAGATTACGCTTGGCGCCAAGAGGTATCTTCTCTGGTAATTCGTAATATTTGATCTGAGATATACCAGAACCTTTCACCAAATCTTTGATTTTATCTGTTCCATCGTCTATTATAATCCATTCAATTCTGTCTTTCGGGTATGTTTGGTTTCGGAAACACTCTAACATAATCGGAATAAACGGACGTCGGTTGAATGTTGGCGTACATACGGAAACAAATGGAATAGTTTTATTCTTTTTAACCATATTTAGAATATATATCGTGCATATTCTAAATTCTTTTTTATTACACATTCTTAAAAAGTCCTCTCAATATACTATTGTATATTTCATTGATTTTGTCGTTGTTACTGGATAAAGCTATAATTAACACAACTGAAATAAAATTACTAAATCCTTGTATTGTTTTTGATTTAATTTTATTGGATCGGTATATATTAAAACCAAATACAGGTATAAGTGTTAATAAATAAATATTTTTTACAATTGAGGTACTCACATCATTATTCAAGAAATTTAATATCTTCTTTATCGGAGATATATCACCATCGCAATCGTATAGTTTAGTGCTACCTATCAAAGTGGCGTCTATATCCTTCATCGTTTGTAAAATATCTATTCCATTATCCTTGCTTTTTATCATGCTAAACATACATATAAATAAAACGATAGACGCGATTACAACTTTTCCAAAAAAAAGGAGTAATAGTGATGTTCCGAATACAACAAACCACGCAAGTAGTCCATATGGTTTAATAAACTCCACTGTTTTCATTTCATAACAAAACTTCGCAATTGAACCTATGGTACACAATAAGATTACAAGTATCAATGGCATATCGTCGCCATGTTTTTTCGCAAAATCGCCTCCGCCTTTGACCTTATTGTATTTTCCAGAGGGATCTAATACTACGTTTAATCCGGATATAAACATATTTGTGAAATAATCGACTACACCATAGCTCATGAATACAAACGACAAATACAAACATATAACAAATAGCAAAGACTTATATGGAATTAGAACCATAATGTCATGGATATATGACATGACTTGAAGGAATATTTTTACAGGAGCTAGCGCACATTTTAAGGGGAATGCTACGGTTGGAAGAGCGTCAATCATTTCAAACATAGACATCGATCCAGGTGTTGACGGAGGATTTGGCGTTGAATATAAAAAATACAAATTATATGTTATAAATATACCAATCAAGCAAGTAAATATACGGCTTACCATACTTGCAACCTGTTTCTGATCCGCTTTATCATCCATTCCCAATGGCGGTTTTCCTAGAGCAATTAGGCAGATTGTTGAAGCAAATACATCATTCGCAACGTTTGATGGTAGTCTCGCACAATAATAAATAAAATCTAGAAACTTGGTTTTCGCGCTTTGTGTCTTTTTTTTCAATTCGGCTTCCGTTATTTCAGTTGGAATTTTATTCGTGGAAGGAGCATCTATAGAATCTGCAAATTTTGCTATCTCATCCTCTGCTTTTGCTTTAATCTCATTTACTGCAGCGACACTGGCAGTAACTTCAGCTGCTGCCTCTGCAGTCTTCGCTTCAAACTCATCTGATGCGACCTTAGCGCCTTGAGAGAATTCAGCTGATAAATCCAATCCCTCAATCACTGGCTCATAAATGCTTTCAAGAAACGGCAATTTGCAAAATCCTTTTTTTTTATTTCGAATCCGTTTAATCTTCTGTTCTATATGTAGTATTTCGTTTGATTCCTGAAATCCTTCTTTGACTTCAGCTATATACTTTTTTTTATGATCGAACGTTATATTTTTATTCCATTTTGTTTCACTCATTTATTATATGGCGATAATATATTTCCGCTTAATTACCTAGCTAACATCAATCCACATTGTCCGGATATGAATGACAGAACATTATATCGCTCTTCAAATACTGTTAAATTATAATTATATTCAAATAATCTCCAATTTTGCTTATTGGTTCCGATTGTATTCCCATCGCCATCGCATATGATGTTGTACGAAGAATTTAATGTATCAAATGGTGGTACATATGTAACAATCTCGAATTCAATCAGCTTGAATTTGCTTGTATTCAAAGCACCCGATGGTTGATATTCAAGAGGATTTGTATTCAGACAGAAATTATAGCAATACAATCCTTCTTTTGCGTTACCATGTGTGCGCGTGTATTTTTCGACATAATCGAATACCCCATGAGTAAGTGAGTTTTCCCGGTATTCACCATTCAATAATATACCCATTGATACGAGGATATTTTTCTGATTGTCTACTGCAAAGTCGCGGGTATAAAACAGACCCGTATTCTGTCCGTCCAGATCTAACTGTGGTCCAACTGTTACAATATCATCATTGTCAGTTGGACCGAAAGGATCGTTAGTCGGCAAATTTTTTGGCGCATTATCAATGTCTAACGGTGGTATTCTATAAGGCCAATTTGTATAATTCGACCATTCATTTCTCATATTTACGTCATTGCGCTGTAGATAAAACATCCAACTTGAAACCATACCATTCGACATTATTTTAACTCGCTTTGAACCAGTTACGTTATGGAAATCGTACTTAAAAACGTCCTTTATCAAATAAACCTGGTCTTTGGCGGCAAATAATTGTGCCTCGTCCTTTGATAGGAAGCAGTATGTAGATAGTAAATGCACGTCGGCATTCCATACATTCGTTTTGTTTCCGTAATTCTTCGCATCTAAATAAACCGATGGTGGTGTTTGTAAGAATCTATACATTTGGTGTTCTTCGCGATTGAAATCTGGCTGAACGTATGGGAATGAATTCGGCTCGTCGTATACATCTCGTAATTGATACAATTCTTGGATTGGACGAATTGTAATCGATATTTCCAATTCCGCATATTGGAGAGATACCAATGGAAAAGCACACCTGCTATCAAGGGTAAACCAAGCATTGATTGGCACATAAATCGCGCGTCCACGTATAGACGGTTCTGCACCAGAAACGTTATTTGTAAAAAATGCAGAGGGATATGAGTTGGATCTACCATATGCCGACGCAGGATCATTAAATTCAACTACATTACCTGACATCTGATTAAATAGCTCTTTCTTCTCTGCATTAAAATCACGCTCGACCATAGCTGCCAAGTATTCTCCACTATATTTTTGGAGAGTAACTGAACCACATGATATGACAACTTCACGGATCATATGAGTTCCTATGTCATTTATCCATTTGAATTCATACGGCGCCCATTTATTCCCTGTATTTGAAGTTGGATTATGTATCGGACTCCATATATCAGGTAGAGTTAATACCAAATAAGTATCCATAAGAAGCTCGGCGTATCGTTTAATCTTAAATTTGAACGTTGAATCGTCGGTAGTTCTAAGGTCACGCGTTCCTTCATAATCAAGTCTAAATTTCTGTAGACCAAAATTTGTATATTTAGAATACGTCACATTAAAGAATGTTTTCGTAGGCGAACCAGTTAATATCACATTATTCGAACCCTCTGATATAATGTTTAGTAATCCACCAGCCATTTTATATCTATAATATATCAGAACAATTTATATTACTTTGTAAATATATAATGACTCTGTTTAGACTTCTTCTTTTAATAATAACATTGTTAATCATATTGAAATTATTTCATAAGATTCTTGTTAAACGTGATATCGTCGAAGGCATTACTAGTGGCGATAAAAAGAATGAGATGGACGCATTAAATTCTCTATATGGCACTGGTATTAAGCTATCGCCGTATAGCATAAAAAATAGTGTTTCTCGACCTGTGCCGATTTCGCCATCTTTGACCGCGGCTAATGCAAAAGACGTTCTTCTGAAAGCCCAATACCAAGGTGGCTTGGTAGCGGCTCAGACAAATTTACATTTTCTAAGGATCGTACAAGTACCTACACGTAGAACTCCTCCAACTATGCCAACTCGTCCTGTTGGACCGATAAAACCGAGTCTTCCATCAACGAGTGGATCATTTATTCAAAGAATGAGGAAGATGCAATCCTATCAAATTCAGCTTACTACGTATCAAGTGCAATCCGCTATATTTAATCAAAGAAATAACTTATATACCCAGCAAATGAGAATATATAATGATACAGTAAAAGCAAATAACACGGCATATGATAAAGCCAGATCGATATATGATGACTACATTAGGCGGCGTAATGATTATAATGGTAGAATAGCACAATTCACCCAATTAATTTCAGATACGCAAACAAGAATAAACAATTATAATTGTAGTTTATCGGCATATAAAGTGGCATTGGATGATTATAATCGATTAAACGACGACGGTAACTACTTAAATTTCAGGTTGAAAGATCTGTTTATTAAATCGTCTTTTAATTCTGCATTTACAGGAACTTGTATGAATATCGATATGATAATATTTGTTTTAAATCGTGGATGTCGTTATATAGATTTTGAGATAAGTAAAATAGATGATGTTTTGTATGTATCGGGCGATGGATTAGACAAGGAAAATTCTATAACGCTTGTAGATGCGATTGGCTCTATAAACAAGTCGTTGATTGGAACAGATCCTTTATTTATAAATTTACGATTGATAGATCCACAGAATATTAGTTTTACAGATTTACAATCCGCATTGAGTTCATTGACAACTGCCAGGTTAAGATATGATGGCCGTCGTATAGATGATACTACGCGTATTAGCGAAGTTATGAATAAATGCGTTGTCATAAGCGATCGTGACATTAAAAGTTCGGCTGGCGTTTCAGTAGTTGATATGGTCGTAAATGAAAATGGTATATGTGCCTATCTAAACAGTGAAATTCAAAGCATTACACCAGTTGGTAAAGATTGCGAGTCTAAGCGACTCACAGTAGTGAATCCAGATATTATGAGGTCTGGAATATTATCTTGGTTGGATCCAGCAGAATTGAATCTAAAATTAACAGTTACAAATTATAGAGTTAATATAATACCATACCGTTTTTACTTGAAATCAAATGAATTAGATTCATATGAGTACATCTTTAATGATAATACTCACACTATTATGCAGCAAAAGTATTTAGACACAGCATTCTTTGAAAAGATGGAAAAATCGATGGACCAGATCGGGCAGAATATATAGTAATACTATATAGCGAATGAGCAAATACAATACAGATTTATGTAGTAATGATATGACATTCGCTGACTGTGAATTAGCCATATTACGACATGCGGTAGACGAAAGCGATGAGAAAAAATCGAAACGTTTAGCCAATGCGGTTGAAATTACGCAAATGATTGAAATAGTTGAAAATTTCCTTCGTAAGAAAGGCTTGATTTGTTATGGAGGAACCGCAATTAATAATATATTACCAAAAAAGGCGCAGTTTTATAATCGTGATTTAGAAGTCCCAGATTATGATTTTTATTCACCAAATGCGATGGATGACGCCAAGGCTCTGGCTGATGTGTTTCATGCAGCAGGCTTTCACGAGATTGAGGCTAAAGCCGGGGTCCATTATGGTACATTTAAAGTTTTCGTTAATTTTATACCGATCGCGGACATAACATTGTTGCATCCAGTGATATTCAAATCAATGTCGAAAGAGGCTATAAAAATAGACGGTATTTTATATTCACCTCCTAATTTTCTTCGCATGAATATGTATTTAGAACTATCTCGTCCAGAAGGAGACGTTTCCAGGTGGGAGAAGATTTTAAAACGGTTGACTTTATTGAATGAATATTATCCATTTGCAGTTACTGCCGAATGCGATAAGATTGAGTTTCAACGCAAGATGGAGACAGACGCGGTTAAATCAGATGAATTATATTTTACGATTCGCGATGCATTTATAGACGATGGTGCGGTTTTCTTTGGTGGATATGCTGCGCGCATGTATTCACGTTATATGACAAAAGACCGTAAGGAAATCATAAAAAAAATACCCGATTTTGACGTTCTTTCTGAGGACCCCGATAGGTGTGCCAATATATTGATTGAACGTTTGAGATCGAAAGGATTCAAAAACGCAAAGAAGAAGCATTATAGTCCAATCGGTGAGATTATACCTGAACGTATAGAGATTACGGTGGGTAAAGAGACCCTAGCGTTTATTTATAAGCCGATTGCCTGTCATAATTATAATGTAATAACTTTGGGCGATAAAGAAATTAAAGTGGCGACTATCGACACGATGTTGAGTTTCTACTTTGCATTCTATTATTCGGATGAGCCATATTATTCGAAGGATCGTATCTTATGTATGAGTAAGTTTTTATTCGACGTAGAGCATAAAAATCGTCTAGAACAGAAGGGTATTTTGAAACGATTTTCCATAGATTGTATAGGAACACAGCATACACTAGAGTCCATTCGCGCAGAAAAAATGGATAAATTCAAGGAACTGAAAAATAAGCGCGGTACAAAGGAGTATGATATGTGGTTTCTTAAATATTCGTTTGATAAGAAGGATACTGAAACCGATTATGTAAAAGTCGAACCGAAGAAGACGCTGAAGAAGCGATCTAATCTTAAAAATAAGTCTAAAAACGGTACAAAATCGAATGTCAACGATTTTTTTGTCCGAGCATTCCAACGTTAAATTTTTTGTTATTAATGCAATAACAAAAAAAAGAGCTCCGACCAGGATTCGAACCTGGGTTGTCCGAGTCAGAACCAGACGTGATAACCACTACACTATCGGAGCACTCAAGCCTCATTTGCGGATCGAACGCAAGACATTTCGCTTACAAAGCGAACGCTCTAACCACTGAGCTAAGAAGGCAAAAAAAACACATCCCCACAGATGTGTTGGTGATTCAGGAAACAATAGTAGGTATGTATCCCGGCGTGTACTTTGCACTTATACTTGACCGTTCACCCGTCGGCGAAACGTATAAAACAATACATACTTACTCCATTTATAACTATCTGGATAATCTAGATTGCGCAACACACAGATGCTATAATCCGTCTCCTTCCTCCCCAACATTTATTACGATATTTATTTAAGTAGTTTTTTTTACAATCAAGTTTTCAATTGCATCTTTTAATGGACCTGAAATTTCACTACACATTCGATCGATGCGAAATACCATCAAGTATCGCCTATAAAATACATACACTCCGAATAACAGTATGAGTAGATCAATCGGTGAGTATTTTACAAATACCATTTTTACTATAGTGATGAAGTACAAAATTACATACCCGATTACAAATTCGTCGTTATCTAATATTGAAATGGCTGCTAGTGAAGATTGCATAATTGAGAGATATAAAGGTAATATTTTACTATATTTGAATTTAATTAATTGGTTAAATTTTTCTATATATCAGTTAAATACTGCACTGTATTTTGAAGTGTGTAGAATATACTACCAAACAAAACACTCTTTAATGTAATCCCATAAAAGTTAATGTTTCCGTCGGAATTGTATACAGAGAGAAACGAAAAGTTCCGATAAAACATGGTATTCATTAATGGCATCTGGAATATGAAAAACATAAGTGCAACGAGGATCGGTGTCTGCAAATCGGATAGGATCTTGTCGACCATACTTGTCTTGTCTTTTCTGTTCTCATGTCTTCTTATATTCTCGTGAGTTACCTCTTCGTAGTCCTTTACATAATCGCTCGTCAACTTCGTGCGGGGAATATAATTTGGCTGGACCTCTTCGTCTTGTTGGTACATACTTTGGTCCATAGGAATGTCACGGGAAGGGAGTCGCATTTGGGGATTTTCTTCTTGAAACCGAACTTTGGAGTCCGGTTTAGATTGCGGTAGAGGCATTACATTTGGTTGTAATGAATTACCATAAGGATTCGGATGAATATTCATGGGAGCATATGTTGGAGCCTGATCGGTCGGCACCCGCATTGTTATATTTTCAGGCAGGTCATCGATTCGGGTGGTACTTTCCATTTGATTTTATAATATATTAAATTATCTAAAATCAAATTCTCTGACGAATAGTATTCCCCTAAAATAAACCAGATTTAGGTGGCACCGGTTCTGTAGGAGGCGAGGTTACATCAATTACCCTTTTAATAGGATCGCATTTCGCGGACTTTGTACTGTATTTGTAGCACTTCTCGTCATGTTTATAAATCTTGTCGTCGATATCGCTTATAACGGGACCATTAAATGTAAGGCATTTATCGCCCGTACACACTTGTCTAAACAGTGTGGCTACTCCAAGTCCGAGTAATACTGAAATAAAGAATCGCCCCATTTCAGTGGTTAATAATCGCTTAAAATTCATACTTGTATATGATAGTTGTAGAATTTAATAGGGGGAACCAAGGTTCCCCCTTACCCCTTCCTTTCAAGGGATCATCTGTTATCTGAACCGGGCAAGAGCCCCCTCACTGACTTGGTTCATCGAAAGGGAGGGGTTCGAGGAACCGTAGGTTCCCTGACTAGGTTCCCCCTGACTAGGTTCCCCCTGACTAGGTTCCCCCCTGACTAGGTTCCCCCTGACTAGGACTGAACTGGAATCTTGGATATATCCTTTTCATTATCCGGACATTTGACTTCTTGTTCTACTACAGAAAAACAACTGTTCGTCTTGTCCTTATACTGAAGTATACCAGCGTTCTCATGTGTAGGATAAACTACTATCTTTCGTTTGTCTGGGGTTGTTATGTAAACTGCGAATATTCCGAACGCTAAACTAACTATAAACACGTAAACATTTATGTATTTCAATATATTCATCGTTATATATATTTTGTCGTTATTTTATTTTCTTACTCTTGTCTTTTTTCTTTGACTCCTTGCTTTTGATTTTATCGGTCGACGGTTTTTCAAACTCAGCAATTAGTTTATCGTCGTCTAACTTCTGTTGTGCCGAACTACGAGCCTGCGTCTCAGCACCAGGTACGCGATATACATAATTTTCGGTTTCAGCGGAAACCTTTTCAAACACGCAGTGTGCGTTTTTATTCGCCTCCATCTTCTTACGCATTCGCTCTTTGATCGCTTCCTTCTTCGTCATTCGGTCCATTGCATTTGTGTCTACACGCATATTCTTACCTGCAAATTGCTTGAATAAATCGTTTAATTTATCTGCTCCTCCTCCCATCTCTTTCATCTTTGCCATAATGTCACCTGCCTCTTTCATGATCTCATCCTTTGAAATCTCACCACTATCCATCTTCTCTGTCAATCTATCGCCAACTTTCTTGACTAATCCCATCATCTTCTTTGGGTTCTTCATCAGATTCTTCAACACATCTTGCGTGCTACCAGTTGTTTCGCCTACGAGGTCATTAAAATCGCCGGATATTTCCTCAGCGAGCTCTTTCGCAAGCTTGCCGATCTTACCATCAAATACGCCTTTCAGATGTTCGTGAATGTCCTCCATATTTGGAATACCATCTTTAGGATCAAATGTAAATTCTTGGCGGTTTCCATCGTCTGGTGCAGTTTCCGCAGTTTTCCCCATATCTTTGAAGAAGTCTCCCAGCCCCTCCATTGTTTCTTTTAACTTATCTTGTAACGTGTTTTCATCGATGCCGTCAAAAATACTGGCCGCGTCACCAAATTTGGACTTGTCGTCAATCGAACCAATCGTGTTAAACAACATCAACTGTAAATATTTCCAAATGGTCTTCTTTGTATTATCACTTACGCCTTCACAGTTGAATAAAATCTTGAAATTTACATCTGGTAAGAACATTGTATTTACTTCGCTACTCAACACGAAAATTTCCGCATTTTGATACATGATATCGAAAAAACGTTCCGGGAAAACGGTAAGACAGTACGCGAACAATGTCTGATATTCTTCAGTTGTTGCGTCGGTCCACTTCGACCAGAAATGGGAGAACTCAGGAAACGTCGTCGTCAGATCGATGGTAAAATCATGAATGATAGTCTTAAAATTATCTATATTCGCCATAATATTTATATTATCTAACCCACCTATTTATATATTATTTTTGATACAATCTATTTTATATTTGTTTTCTAATATAAATATAAAATGCGTGTCGGTATTGTAAATATGTACTCTTATAAATTACGACATTATTTACCGAATGCATTGGCTTCGATAGGCTATGACATAACCGTGGTGGATTCGGACGACGATTATATTGATATAATTAAAAGTTCTCGTATTACCCATTGGATTTTTACTGGATCTGATTTGGATGTTATGAAGAAAAAGTCTCCGGTATTGGATCTTGAAATACTAAAGATGAAAAACAAGCGTTTTTTACTGATTTGTTATTCAATGGAAAGTGTTTTACAACAACTGGGGTGCCATCTGATAAAGCGCCCTAATGCAATAAAAGAGCGTTTCGACCTTGTTATGAATGGAGTCCAACTTAGAGCTTATAGGAATCATTACACGTATGTAGTACCAGAAAGCATAAAACGTGGTATGCGACTTTTAGCAACATATAAAGGTGACACCATGACAGTATCATACAAAAATCTAATGATGACACAATGGCATCCAGAGATAACAAAAGATGGTAATGTATTTATGAAGGAATGGTTAACTAACAGCATGTAAAATATATTGGTATGGTATATAGTGATGTCTAATATTCCAAAATTAAAGAATGATTTTAATTTAATACTACGTTTACGTAATGAATTACAGACAAAACGTGATACGCTAACTGAGAAACTTGACGAAATACGAGAACAATACAATGATTTGATAAAACAAAATCCTAAGAAGATATATTTGTATTGTCTGGACTCTCTTTATTTTCAATATAAGATTTTGCGAGTAGAATTAGAGCAATTTCAGAAAACAATTTCGCTTATATTCAACCGAATGTATGGTGACTATTATAAATTATATAATATAATACAGGCACAGTGTAAGGATAATAACGTCGATATACTATTGTCGGGTGAAAATGTAGTAGTGTATAAAGATTTGGATCCACTTTTGGAATATAATTTAGACGACCTTGTTCTCGTTCATAAAATTATAGTTGATACGCTGAATAAACTAAATGTCTTGTATATGTCGAAACAAGATGAAATTAATAACCATAATTCAAATATGCGTGTTGGGTTCTCCGTTACCAGTTTTATATCTACTTTGTCTTATGAGAATAAACTGCTCGGCGAACAGATGAGTTTATATTCCGATTATCTATCGTTTTATCATTCGTCACAACGTAAATATTTCGATAAAGCGTTATATAAAATTAATACTTTTATGAGAGAAATCGAAGATGATATTTTAACTAATCATAAGACGTATAAAACCGAGACTATCACAATTGTTGAATCTATAGTAGGAGAACCGGATTTAGATTTGGTAGTTGCCGAGAAAAAAATAGAACCAGATGTCGAGAAAAACATAGAACCTGTTACCGAGAAAAAAACAGAATCAGATGTCGAGAAAAAAATAGAACCAGTTGCCGAAATAAAACCAACCCAAGCTGTTGAAGTAAAACCAGAAGTAATTGAAACAAAGCCAGAAGTAATTGAGACAAAATTAGAACCTAAAATCGGAGAACCGAAACAAGAAGATGAGAAACTAGAGGAAGACGATGATTTTCAGACAGTTGGGCGAAGCAAAAATGGTAAGAATAAAAAGAGATAAATTTCTATGTATTAGTATATAACACATGGAAAAAACGAAACCCTCCGATACTCAGTCGGACACGGCCGAAAGTAAAACAGATTCCACAGTAGGAAAGAACGTCAAGCATGTGAAATGGTCTCCCGAGAATGAAGTTATCATGGTAGAGTGGTGTGATGTAGCACAATGTTACAAATGGTTAAATTCGAGAGCACATGCAAAACTAAGTTACGCGCATGCTTGGTTTACTATACCCGCTATTACATTATCCACTATAACCGGGACTGCATCCTTCGCACAATCCAGTCTACCGATTGATATGCAAGCGTACGCCCCCGCGATAATCGGTTCAATAAACATTTGTATTGGAATTTTATCGACAATACAACAGTATTTAAAGATTTCCGAACTAAATGAAGCGCACAGAGTATCAGCTATATCTTGGGATAAATTCGCGAGAAATATACGAATTGAACTAGCAAAGGATCCCGATGAAAGAACCGACGCCGGGCAATTCTTGAAGATATGTAGAATGGAATTCGACAGACTAATGGAGACTAGTCCAGCCATACCACAGAAGGTTGTGCTTGAATTCAATAATGTATTTCAAGGTAGACCAGGTTCAAAGGAGCGAAAGCGATTCGATGAATTACGTAAACCCGATATATGTAATACGATAGTTACATCTAACGAAAGTCGTCATCACTGGTATAAGGAAATCGAACACATCGAACATAAAACCGACGATGACGATCACACAATAGATATAGAATTGATGGAATCAATAAAAAATAAGCACGAAGAAGATCAAACACGTATACAGGAATTGTTGAAAAAGGTACGTGAAAAGGAGGATGCTGAATTGACCGTAAAACGCAAGCAAAGTGTAGAAGCAATTCAGCAAGAATCTAAAATACAGGCGGATCGCGAAAAGCTACAAAAATATATAAATGCGTTTATGGAAACTGTTGGTAGAAGTCCTCACATAGACGAAGTCACTGATAACATGAAAGATTCTGTAAGCAAAGATGCTATAGAATCATTTAGAAATGTTTTATGAAGCGTAAATCAAAACTATAACAGAGAACATTGATACCCATATACTTATCATAATTGCATAACGAGATAGGTAAATCTTCTTATATTTATATAATAAACCTAAAATTGCGGGTATTGTAAATATAAGAGTTGCAATATACACTTTACGTAAGAAATTCTCAGTGGTTGCAGGTCTTTCGTTTTTCCAATAGAATAAAAACAAAACGGGTAATGTAATCCAGTAAAATACTTGTATGAATACTTTCATAAATGCAGATTCGGTGGGCGTTTTATATGGTTCGTCCGTTGGTATTAATTGCCATAATCCATATAATACTGGTAACTCCTTTTCATCGATTTCGTCTACGCTCATATATATTACTAAATTATATATAAAATTAACATAAAGCGAAAGTTGTATAGTAAACTATAGATCGGTTATATACAACACAAATGGCATATGAAGACGTACATGTAAGCGATAATGAGAGTGATAATGATAGCGAGAGCGAGATTGACGCTGAGTCAACTGTAGAGTCTATCGCCGACTCTACCGCGAGCGCAAAGCGTATGTCAAGGAGACAATATCAGAAGGCATTAAAGTTGTCCGATCCAGATTATTACGTAACCACTCGGCGATCTGGTTCAAGGATGAAGGATGTTGAGTTGTATTCTACGCGATGCAATCCTGGACGCTTGATCCGAAATCCGATTATTGGTAGTCGCACTAACGATCGTGTGGGTACTCTAGCTGAGCGCACATACTTTCGTGTTAGAATGACAACAATCGGGGATGGAATTGAACCTGTCACGTTGTATTATGATTCTCCGGAGACGTATGAGAAGCATATGCATACTAAGGTATCTAAGGATATTAAGAAGGAATGGAGAGCTAGGTCCAACATTTAGTCGCAAGATATAATATCTTTATATTATATAAATGTCAACCGGTCAACCCATTTTAACTGGATTAAATAATGGTATATTAAGTGGTAATAAAGCTATGCCAGCGAAAGATATCACTTCGGATGGTAATAGTTCATTTTCTATGAGTCGACGTAGTTATGCGAGAGTAATGCCATTAACAACGCAATCTAACGTAATACAACAAGAGAAGAAATGGTTCGGTAACAGGGATGCTTCGCAAGTAACTGCGAATGCCAGAGTAAGTCAGGTAGGCATAGGCTCATCAAATACAGCACAGTCTGCGTTCTCGTTTAAATCTAGTACTGAGACAAATTCAGAGCGCCAGGCTCTAAATCGCGTACGTGGCGGAGGTAGGGCCGTTGCACCGATGAAAGCTACTATGAGTAATAAGATATTATAAATTTTTTATCCACCATATTATATATAATATGGCGGACATGATAACATTTAATGGCGTGCCAGTTGTCACATATGGTTTAACTGGAGTTATGATAGCTGTCTTGACTACAATGACGTTTGTTGATACAAAGAACCAATCTAGCGAAATTATTGCTACGGCATCGGTTCCATCCTTTGTTAGTAGTGTGCTAACTCCGACCGCACCTTCATTTATTGAAACTGTTACAGCCAAAATAAGCACACCTTCTATTATGGGATCGTTTACAGGAAAAAAAGAGGAACCTTCCATCATGGAATCACTTACAGGAAAAAAGGAAGAACCATCTATTATGGAATCAATTATTGGTAAAAAAGAAGAGCCTTCAATGTTAGAATCAATTATAGGCAAAAAAGAAGATCCTTCTATGCTAGAATCGTTAACTGGTAAGAAAGAGGAACCCTCTTTAATGGAAAAGATAACGACACCCATCGCTAGATTAGTAGAGGATGAAGAGGAAGACGAGGGTTACGTACAAAGAAAGGGTGGATCTAAGAAAAATAAGAACAAACGCAAGAATAAGCGCACTCGGAAATCCAAGTAATTCTGTTATATGATTTCGACTTTTGCCATTTTTATACAAGGGTTATTTTTCTCAAATAGTTCGCGCCCATAAGATCTATAATCAAACGTGCAAACATGCCCTCCAGTAAATTCTGTATCCGTTTGTTTTGGTATTTTACATGTCGAACAAAACGAGCGGTATTTATTTTCAGAGTCTCTACATTTACAAGCAAATCCGAATAGTCCAATCTTTTTTTTACACTCACTACACTTGGTTTGTCTCTGATCCATTATTTAGTTAAATGTACTATATAACATTTACATTATTGTAACAATCAATTTTACTAACACGGTAAAATTGATTATAAAATTTATAATATTTATTTAAAACACAAAACACCAAAATGAACAACGATACAGTTAAGAGGGATAAAGTCAGGGAGGATAATCTAAAGGAAGCATTCCAATTTGGTGGGGCTACATCCGCATTTACACGATTTAAGAAGCCCTGTCAAGTTCAAGAACAGCCACAGATCGACTCAATTACAAACACACGTTCTAACCGCAAGACTGCATTTGCTCGAATTAAACAACTATTTAGTCTACAAACGTAGATCATTATATCAAACTAAGCCTGTTGGTACAACGATTAAACAATAGGTTAATTTCCATTACATTCGAGCCGAGTGCAGTATCGTCTGGAATAAACGATACGTTTCCTGCCTTCCAACATAATATAGCCGGAATACCATTTACCATCTTTTTAGTCTTTAGAAACGCATACAATTCGAAATTTTCGTCTACATCAATATCACAGCATACAACTTTACTTCCATATACACTTGTAATTTGGTCCATCAATCCATGTACCAAATTGGCGATTTGCTGACAAGGTCCACACCATGTTGCACCAAGCTTTAAAATTACAATACCTGTATTTTTCGCTAGGATCTCGTTAAATCCGGCGATACCATCAAATTCGGTGATAATCGTCATTATTTCCTTTAATATGTATACATTATATTTTCTATATCTTTTTTTATATAAAACTAATAGTATTATATGTGTATATGTCGAATCACAATCTAAATATTAGCATGTATTCTCTCGAGGAAATACTTGGACTGTTTGATCTGACATACGATATAGAGTTGGATGGCATAAAAAAAGCAAAGAAAAAGGTTCTTATGTTACATCCAGATAAGTCTCGCCTATCTTCTGAGTATTTTATATTTTATAAGCAAGCATTCGAGATTATAGTACGATATTATGAGGAACAGACACGACATAAACGGACTGGATCTACAGTTTATTCACAAATTAACGAAACAGATAAGAATGTAAAACGAACCATCAGTGGAATCAAAACCGAAGACTTCCAGAAGAAATTTAATGAATTATTTGAAAAGAATGCAAGCGTAAAACCAGACTCAGGTAAAAACGAATGGTTTAAAAATGATGAACCATTATATAATAATCTGGAGAACGTTTCGGTCCAAAATATGGGACGTGCATTCGATAATATTAAATCATTAGTTGTGCGTAATACAGATATTCAGACACTCGGTGGCGGCGGGACTAGTCTATATGATGATGATACTGATGATAGTTATGTTACATGTGACCCGTTCAGTAAGTTAAAATTCGATGACCTACGCAAAGTTCATAAAGACCATACTGTATTGGCAGTTAGTGAACGTGACTACGAATCCGTAAAAAAATACAGTTCTATGGACCATTTGATTCAAGAACGTGGTCGCGACAAATTAACTCCTATGGAGAAGAGCGATTCGGAAAAGATGATGGAGACTAGACAAAAAGAACGAGAACATGCTATAATGCGAAAACAACATGCTGCCACAATACAGGCTATGGAGAACGAAAAAAAAGGCAGAGTAATGTTAGGCAATTTCCTTAGGCTCGGTAACTAATGACTTTTTGATTTGTACTATCTCATCCTGTAACGATTTCACAATTCGATGTAATTCATCTACTTCTTTACGTATATTATTCTCTATAGGAAGTGGCGTGTGTACATCCAATTCTCTCTGTTTCATTTGCTGCTTTAATAATTCGTCCATATTTTCAATGACTCCATCACCAAGCGGTTCTTTAAAATTTGGTTCAGGTGGTAACTCTTTTTTAATCATCTTATCGTAGTCTTGTTGTCGATCCACAAACTGCCTAGTGTATGATTCTTGTTTTTCTGTATTTTGCTTAAGTAAATTTATCATATAACTGATTGTGTCCTTATTCAATTGTCTTAAATCATATTTAACGTTCATATTTTGCTGATAAAACGTACCAAGTATGTTTTTAAACCACTCTTGTTGCTGGTTTGTTGGGATTTTTTCATGTAGCAATTGTATTTTTTGTATAGTCGACCATAAAATAGTTTGATTTTCAATACTGATATAAGATGTCATAATACAGACGTTTTGTAATTTACCTTTACATAATTATATTTATAAAATATAATTACGCAATTATTCTTCTTCCTCTTTTTCCTCAGCTCTTGTTATTTTCTCTAGCTTCTTTATGTTGTTTGTTTTGGTGTTACCAACTTCTAGTTTTTTTATAAAAACTATATTGTCTTTGTCTGTTATAGTGTTGCCAAAATCGTCCATTTTTGGATCTTTCGGTCTAATTTCAGCTAGGCCTTCATCCACTAAATTCATATTATAATTCAAATAATCCAAAAATGGAAACGCAGGTCTTGCTATTATTAGTTTATATAGTAAATCAGTATTGCTTGTATCCAACTTCGATTTACGGACTACTACAAATGCCTTTTCGTTTGATGTAAATCCCCCTTTTATAGTTTTTCTTCTCTTATTTTGAGATATCTTATTCTTGTATGTTTTCATAACTATAATATACAGATATAATTTTACGAGCGGAAATATTCGGATCGTAGTTTTTCCACATATTTGTCTGGGATACGATGTCGTTTGAAAAATGTAATTTTTTGTTTTATATTCTTAAATGTCTTATCTTCGTATTTATTCGTAAGCATTGTAACTAGAAAGAATAACGAATACATTCCACATTCTGTATTACTATATTGGTGTTCGAACGCACCATTTGAATCGACTTTAAATCTTATATGTAACGCCTTTGCTTGTTTTTGTATACGTGCGATTAAAACCTCAACTTCGCGTGGCATGCTATTTCCTGCACTATCAAAGTAGAACATGTATTTGTTTTTAACGTCTATATACAACGAGACCCAATGAGAACCCGATTTAGTATGATCGTCTAAATTGAATATAATTCCTATTTTCGTCTTACCTTTTTTGATATAATCGGCCAATGAAAATTTACATAGAGAATCCTCAACACACGTATTACTATTAATCCTGTAATCAAAATCTATATAGGATGGACCCAAAAATACAAACTCCTTGTATGCGTTTACATATTGCATAATAACATTCAATATGTCTGTATCTGACAACCATTCGTTAATATTCAATTTCCACTCAGATGGTTGTTTTGGCACAAATGCGTGTTCCTCGATCTCTTGTCTTTTCTCATTATCGGCTATCTTCGAAATTACGCATTTGTCATCGTTCGAACATTCACTCATTACGTCGCGCACCGATTGATTCCCTTCAAATATAACATCGCCTAATAATGGTTTTGTAAGACAGCTATTATTCGTCAACGTTTTCCCTGTTAATGCTGGATTACAATTGTGGTGTATTTTTTTTGTAGTACCTCGCGATTTCTTTTTGTTTCTATTGACGCGGGTTCTCATTATACTATATTTACATATTTTTTTTAATTGCGCCTGCACCCCAAAATGATTTAATGGGTTCACAATTACCAAACATTACATCCTCTTCTGTATCCTTTTCATATTTAGGTTCCTCTTCTAGTTTTTTCATTTCGATAAATCGAATACAGGATTTTACGTAATTTGAAAATGCCTCATCTAATTCTGTTGAATTTTGCTTATTACGATCATCCAAATATTCCTCCGTTATTTGCATAATAATGTCTCTATATTTCGCTACATTTTCCTGATATTCTTGTATCTCCTCGTATTTACTCGGATCTTTGATCGATAGATACTTGTTATATTGTGTTTTATTCATTAATAACTCGAGTGTTATTTTGTCTATCCCGTCCATTAATATATTATATCTAATATATTAATCTCGTTATTTTACAATTGTTTTTCTAGTTTTATTGTTTTTCTGTTTTTCCTTTTTCTCTTGTTGTTCCAATCTCTTCTTCATGGTCGCAGCGTCTTTTTGTGCTTTCTTCTCTTGTTTCGCATCTTCTTTTTGTGCTTTCTTTTCCTGTTTCGCATCTTCTTTTTGTGCTTTCTTTTCCTGTTTTTCAGTCTCCTTTTGTAGTTTCTTTGTCTTATTCGCGGCCTCTTTTTGTGCTTTCTTTTCCTGTTTCTCTGCCTCCTTTTGTAGTTTTTTGGTATTATTTGCAGCAACCTTTTGTAGTTTATCTGCGGATTTCTTCTCAATCTTCTCTTTCGCTTCTACTAACTGGTCTTTCATAATACCAGTATACTTAGTAACCAAGTCTTTTAACACATCATGTTTAATTTCATCTACGTAATTATCTTGTACTCGTAATTGTTTGCGTAATAGCTTTTCTGCTTTATCGATTTCGCGTTTCTCCATGTTCTCGTCCTTCAATTGGACCTTAAAATCTTTATGAAGAGAACGTGTGCGCTTCTTTTTGGCCTTCTCGATCGATTTGCGTGTTTTGTTTACTATAATAACTTGTTCTCCGAATGTCTTAACGTTGTGTCGCTTTACCGTCTTAGCTTTTTTCTGTGTGTCTTTTATAACAAGTTTGACAACACTTCTTTCTAGATCATTCAGATTCGTTTTCAACATCATCTTCAATTCCGATATTTTTACCTTGAAACTATTTTCGCTTATCTTCAACATTTTTTCCATTTCCACAATTTTATTATCTTGTTCTTTAATTGCATGCATATATGATTGTATGTCCGGGTGTTCTTTTAATAATTCCGATTCAGTGCGTATGGTTTTACCACATTTGGTCTTAATGTTGTAATAAGTGCCTTGTTTAAATTTCTCATATTCTTCGGGATGAGCTTGTACTCTTTTCAATATCTCAGCTATATTTTTTGTTTTGAATAACTTCTGCGATTTTATAGATTCGCGTATCGCTTTAATTTCATCCTTGATACGCGTAACTTCCACCTTGGCATCGGTTACTATATTTCGCATATTACTTTTTGCTATCTTCTCGCATGCTTTTTTCATATCGGGGGTGTCGCTATACTTCGCACACTCCGCTTTGAGAACCTTAAATTTATTCACATCTAAATCACCCAATTCTCCCTTTATCTCCGTATTTGCGTTCTCAATCTTATCTTTTAACTTCACTATATCAGAATTCACTAACTCTCTAACGGTTCGCTTATCGAATGCATTAATATCATCCATCGCTGCAAGTGGCACCTTGATTTGATGTATAATCGGTTGTGAGAATTGCCGGGCGTCCTTTTCGCGATTCAAGTAACTCACATATCCCGCCGTATCATCCAAATATTGTTTTAGACCTATAACGGAGAACTTACCACTATCCATTTCTAAGTATTTATTTGTAAACTCATCGAAATCAGTCGGCATCTGTTCTCCCATCGGCTTACATAGATTGATTAATTTAATCATCTCCATTGGGTTTGTAGTTATGGGGGTAGCCGTCATAAGCATAAGACGCACGGAGTTACGACCAGATACAGCATACGAGTTCAATAGCGACTCTTGTAAAGCACCCATGTCAGGTCGCTCGATAGACGACAAGTCACCGCCACCATATAACTTATGGGCTTCGTCGATTATAATCAGAGTTTTACGAAGAGGATCAGCGGTACCATTAATCTTGACAAGCGTGTCATATAGTTTATTACGCTTGCTAACCAGGTTACTGAATTGCTTGTAAGACATCGGACGGATTCGCCAAGAAGATGATAGTAACTTCATTCGTTTGGGTTGCTCGGATGGTATAGCAATTTCGTTAGCAGATAATTTGGTACGGATAACTTCGTGGCACACTTGATCGAACATGTTTTTCCATATGTCATTTTTTAGTGTTGTTCTCGTAACCCATAATATCGTGTACCCCTCCTTTTCGAATTCATTCGACGCAGCCGCAATTGCGGAACATGTCTTTCCGGAACCGGTAGAGTGCCAAAGGAGCATACCCTTCACTGGGTTGGAAGGTACGAAATAATTTTTCAAGAAATCTTGGGTAGGGGTTAGCGTGATAACAGAGGGCGCACCTCCCGCAAGTGCAGAATCTTCGTCATATGTGAGAGGTAGACGTGTAGCCGAATCTCCATATACATAACCACCCGTTGATTTCACACCACCTCCATATACATAACCACCCGTTGATTTCATGCCACTATCCTCTGTAGGGGGTTTACGGGGGACGGTGTCCCCCGTACATAGGTTCTCCATTTTTGCCTTTTCCCATTTATATTTTCCGAAGTTCTCATTAATATGTTTCTTTAGTTCATCGTGTTTCATTCGTTCACCAGTCTGTTGGATTTGAGGAATGGCTACCAGTCTCTCTGCCATCGCAAATGCGAGTTCGATTGGCATATCACCACGGACGACTATCGGTGACAAGTCATCGCGGACTATGACTTTACGTTTCGCACCACCATTTACAGAGAACGTATGAATGTTCTCGTTTAGATCATGGTCGACCGATCCCATTATGGTTGCTCGTTCGAGTTCTCCTGTGAACGCGTATAATCGCAAATCCAAATTCATAGCCTTCATGTATAATTGGAATGTTGTCTCTACATTACCCATCAAACCGCGCACATCGCTAGGTATCACCATGTCATATATAAATACATGTAGCGGCCACCCCATCGTAGGGTGGAATTGTAAACCCTTTTGACCGCATGTTCTCGTACCACGACCTATAACCTGTTTTTGGTCCGCGGCGGTGGATGGGGGTTCGAATATATGTATATATTTAATATCAAATAAATCAATTCCTTCTTTGAATCCACTATCCATAACTATAATGCGTGCGTTCTCTCCATGTACGTTATTGGGTCTTTCGTTGAACCTAGCCAGTATGTCCTTTTTAGTGACAACGCTGATCGGTTGGTCGAACACAGTTACCGACGACAATAGATAAAAATTGTTACCCTTTGTCTTTTGTAATTGGACGTCAGATAGCATCTGGATCTTTCCGAACTTCTTCTTACCGCTACTGGTTGGTTCGGCTTTGTAACCGAGTGTCATGCCAGTCGCAATTAGAGCGGACGCGATTAGCTTGACGCCATAACTATTCGATTTAAGATCGGTGAAAATCAAATGTTTGAAATGGGTACCATGTTCTCGCATGTCACTGTCATCCAACGATTTTATTTTCTGTAGGAGAACCTGTAATTTAGGGGAATGTGTATTAATATCAGCCAAAAGGACACTTGGGTCACTTGCATAATCTACTAAATTATGTTCTTTCTTGGCTTTCGACCAATTCGAACGTTTTTTAACACATTCTGCATTGAATACGACGTTTGTGTCTGTTTTCATGGTGTCCTTCGTACGTTTTATCCTATCCTCAATCGGAGTTCCGAGAATACTCGATGCATGAGTAGATGGAATAGACAGTTCGGTAGAAGCATACGAAACAGAAGATGTCGGCGTTGTTGATGCGTTAGATGTAACCGTGCTTTCGGACATTGTTTGCCAACTGCTACTCATTATATATAATCCACAGATTATAATATTATATAATAGTATAGAAATGAGTAGTCTAGGAGGAGGTCTGCAAGGTATATCCGTTAAACAAACTGCAAACAGCGTTCGTAATAGCGATCATGTGATGGCGCGCAGGATTTTGCGTAGCTCGTGGAATAACAGCAACGTTACCAGTGATAGGAAAATCGGGGCTTTCCGTGCGGTAAACAATTTAGGTGATGTTCTGAATCGCCAGAATTACTCGTGTGGTGGACCCAATCAGGTGAATTCGCGCCCGGGAATACATGGAGGAGGGGGCGGAATCCCTCAACAATGCGATGGAACCGGTATCGCCGCCGCTTCGTGCAATCCCAAGTTCGTTCCCGATTCGTCTGATTACGTCAAGTTCAAGAAACAGCGCGCACTTAGCCAGAACTACAATGATAGTAAATTTGGTGGAGATCAATCCAACGCGTCGTATAGTTCAATGATGAGTGTCCGGCGTTAAAAAAATTCGCATAATAGTATATATAATACGAATGAATAAGTATTTAGTAGAGTTTTTAGGCACACTTCTGTTTATCTATGTGATTTTGGCTACTGGTAATCCTCTTGCGATTGGTGCTACGCTGGCATTGGTTATTCTGATCGCGGCTCCTATATCAGGCGGCCATATTAATCCGGCCGTCAGTATCGTTATGGCCTCGGCTGGCAAGATTGAGGTTACAGAGCTTTTACCATATGTGGTATCTCAGGTTCTCGGTGGGTTGGTAGCACTCGAGCTTTACAAGCGTTATAAGATGTAGTCAGGGAACCTACGGTTCCCCGAACCCCTCCCTTAGTTGTGGATTTTAGGGAGGGGGTATCGGGTTACATGAGAGATTTTATTATGTTAGTGAGGGGCGTGCGGGGGGCGTCAGCCCCCGCAAAAATTGATCTATAAATTTATATATAGATCAAGTGTAAAATACCCAAAATAAAATGAATTGCGAAATCTGCACCGAGCCGTTTACAAAGAGACGTCAGAACGTCAAATGTCAATATTGTGATTTCGGTGCTTGTACTGACTGTTACAAGACGTATCTACTAAGCCGGTCCAAACCAAAATGTATGTCGAATGAATGTACGGGAGAATGGTCTAGAAAACACCTCCGGGATAATTTCACACAGGTCTTTATTTCGAAGGAGTTGAGAGAACATCAGAAAAATATTCTGATAGAGACACAGATGGCTCTGATGCCGGAGACTCAATTGGTAATAGAGGAGATTAAACGCGTAGCAAGAATAAATAAGAAAATCACCGCGCTCAGACAAGTATGGAATGAGAAGCGTGAAGCAAATGCAAAATTCGAAGGCGAGAAAATGGGAGAGTATAATCGTAAGAAAAAGGCGATCACTGACATGAGGAGTTGGCACACAGGATATTACGGTACTCAGTTTGTAGACCAATTGAAACGAGCCGTAGAAACGTTCAGTAATCCAGACAACTTAATGCCAGATGATGGGTTAACTGCCACTATGAATGATATAATTGCCAAATATGATATGATAGAAAACCAAGTGAAAACGAATGCTACCACTATAGAAGCGTACAAGATAATAAGCTATCCGGAATGGGAGGATTATATATCACGACGTGATACAGAGATGAGTGAGATCTCAAATGAAATAGAAAGACTTCGTAGAAGACGTGACAACGGTGCGAAAAGACACCGCGCCGAATTCGTGAAGAAGTGCGGAGATCCCGAGTGTCGTGGCTTCCTATCCACACGATGGAAATGCGGTCTATGTGAGAAAATGACTTGTATAGATTGTCATGAGGTTAAAATAGATGAAGTCCAGCATGTTTGCGACCAGAATTGCGTTGCGACAATCAAATTGCTTAAAACTGACACCAAAGACTGCCCGCAATGCCAAGCGAGCATTTTCAAAATCGATGGTTGCGATCAGATGTGGTGTACGCTTTGTAAGACTGGATTCAGTTGGTCGACGGGTAAGATCGAAATGAAGCTCCACAATCCACATTATTATGAGTGGCGGCGTCAGAATGGCGGACTAGACCGAGAACCAGGTGACAATCAACAGTGTGTGACTCCAGAAGATATACTAATGAACGTTATCAATCAATCAGTCATGGACGAAGGTGACGAATTGGATGAACTGATTGAAAAATGCAGACGGTGCGTACACATATCGGCTTATAATCATAATCCTAGAATTCCAGACTATGAGGCTGACAGAATCGAATATCTAAACCAAACAATAAACGCCGAACAATTCAAGTCTACTCTCATACGTGTATCTAAGGCATACTCTAAAAAGCAAGAACTATACACAGTGTATGAGTTGCTAGTGACAACATTTACTGATATAATGCGTCGCTACTGTGCTAATATGGAGGATGTTACGGTGTTAAATGAACTGAATACTATAGTGGACTATGTCAATGTATGCTTCGCTGACATAGCGTATTCCTATGGATGCACTTCAAAACACGTAATTGACTACGACATGGGCGTATCCAAAGTTTCAATGAAGAAAACAACTATATAGAAACATGGTACGATATATTGTATTATATGCTGGCACAAATCTTAGAGCAAATAACTACTAATAAAACGGGAGTGGAGATAGGCGGTCCATCGGAGAGTGGCGGACTAATTTATAAATACTCAACAAAGATGGATAATGTAATTTTTTCTCGTGAAACCGTATGGTCGTCGCACACCAATAACACTTACAATTACTATTATGGTAAAACTGGTAATGTGATTATAAACGACGCCGTAAACATTACTGGCGTAGGTAATGAGGTATACGATTTCGTTTTTTCATCTCATTGTCTGGAACACATCGCAAACCCAATTAAAGCGTTAAAGGAATGGATGCGAATCATAAAGACTGGCGGCCATGTGATTTTAATTTTACCAGAGAAAACCAAGTGTTTCGATCATAAACGCGAAACGTCAAAATTTTCGGTTCTACTATCACAATACGAGAAGGATGTGGGTGAAGATGATCTATCGACCCTGCCTGAGATTCTAAAAAATCATGATTTGGCATTAGACCCACCCGCTGGAGATCTCGGAAATTTCGCGAGAAGAAGTTTGGATAATTATAACAACCGATGTCTGCACCATTATGTGTATAGCCCGGAACTACTCAAGGAACTATGTAAGTACATTGGGTGCGAATTTATATATACCATTACATATGGACTGGATATTTGGTTTATTATGAAAAAAAATAAGGAATCGTAGGTTCCCCATCCAGAGAGGGGTCATCTCTTACATCATTACTACTCGGTTACTAGCTTATTCACATCGATGAATGCGATGATCTTCTTTTCATCACCAAATGAATGGCCTGATTTAGGATTCTTTGTAAAATACTGAACTATACGCGGGTCTGGAATTTCATCGTTACCCAAATTATACGCCAAAAGAAGCTCGCGTAGTCCATAAAAGCACTGCCGATGACACAGGTCTAACCAACCATTTTGGACCATACCCTCGCCACAATAAGTACACTTAGAGGAAGACATTGGATAGAGATAGAGAGAAGTTGTTATTGTTTTATAGATAAAACAATAATATCATAAATCAATTTTTGCATTAACGTAGTTTTTTAACAAATACCTGTGATTCTTTCACTCCCAATACCGATATTCGCTTATGATAACCCGATGCAAATCCATCTATGCCTCTCTGAGTTAAATCAGGTCCTCCCCATCCATAATCATCGAATATCATAATACCTCCAATTTTTAACTTCCTAAAACTGAGGACGGCATCCTCTAATACATATTCCGGTTCGTGATTTCCGTCTATGTAAATTATATCGAAAAACGCATCGGGTAATTTGGGTATTTCATTATTCGAATAGCCACGATTTATAACCATCTTATTTTTGGATCCGGAATTCTCAATGTTATTGAGAAATGTATTATAAATAAATGGCTGCTGGTCTTTGTATTCAGGGTATTCGGCGTAATCTTCCCAGGGATCTATACAATATAATTTACTATCGGGGTGAAGTCCGTATGAGTCGGCGACGGATATAACATTCGCACCATAAAATGCTCCTATCTCTAAATATGTAATTGGTTTATCTTTATAGTTGTTTACATCGATAACCGAGAACCAATTGTCCGCTAAACGGTATTGTGTTCCATTAAATAATCGTGACATATAATGATTATAAATAATATATTAGACCATTTACTACGCAACTTTACCTTTATGAAAGGTGGATTATAATAAAAAAATATATACATTTGGATCCACCTTACCAAAACGGAAGGAGGGGTAAGGGGATATCGCCGTAGGCGCAGATGGAACGAAGTTTACAAGAACTTTTGTTTCCCCCTAGATATCATCAAAGTCAACTTCATCATCATCTACGAGTGGCTTAAGATCCGGTTGCTTCCTAATCAACCCACTCGTCTCATCATCGTCATCATCTACCTTATTCGTGAATACAATAGATTCATGTAGATTGCTTCCACTTCCACCTCCATCATCATCAAAATCACCATACTTATTCTGTAGAATACATAACAGATCACACTCCCTCTTCTGATCGGAAGACCAAGTGCGTTTGCCTACCAGAACAAATGAACTGGTGCTAACCATATTGTGTGACTTATTTCGTCCACGGAACTTACCACGAATATAACACAAATATTGTGTCTTATCAATAATGTCAATTACATGACACATGCCATTACCGAGCATCTTGTCTACCTTCGCGATGAACTCAAACTCATTAGAGGGTTTTGGGTCGTGACTTGCGTGCTCGTGGATCGTATTCTTACGAGCGATGGTCTTGTGCTTAGAGCCTCCAGTTGTGTTCTTTACCATTTTATCTAGTTGTGTTGTGTGGCGTTTGTGGTGTTATTGATACTATAATATTATAGAATCAATTTTCTCAGGAAACCTGCGGTTTCCCGAACCCTTCCCTTTTAACGTATTAAATCAACTTTTTTATTTTAGCGGCTGTTAATTTATGCCATTCAATTATCCCTAGTAAATCTTCTGAATAAAGGAGGGGGTAAGGGGGAACCATCGGTTCCCCCTAGAAGTCGGTGTTGAATTCGAAAATCGCATCATCCTTCTTGCAATTGGATAGTGCGTACTCCGAGTTGGTGCGCTCGAAGAAATTTGTCTTCGTCTCTACACTAATCAGCTCCATGAAGTCAAACGGGTTATGCGATCCGTAAATCTTATCATATCCCAGCTGTACGGACAATCGATCGGCGACAAATTCAACATATTGTGTCATCAATTTCGCGTTCATACCAATCAACCTGCAAGGTAGCGAATCAGTTATGAACGACTTCTCGATCTCCGTCGCATCTCGTATAATCTCAATAACACGCTCTTTAGGAACACGCTTATTTAGTTTACCATAAAGAAGAATAGCGAACTCGGTGTGGAGTGCTTCGTCACGAGATATAAATTCATTGGAAAGAGTAAGTCCTGGCATAAGTCCACGCTTCTTGATCCAATATATGGATGCGAAACTACTGCTGAAGAAAATACCCTCAACACATGCGAATGCAACTAGGCGAGACGCGAATGACGCGTCATCATCACCTATCCACTTCTCGGCCCACTTTGCCTTTGTACTAATGCACGGGAAATTATCGATCGCCTTGAATAGCTTATCCTTTTCTTCCGTGTCCTTGATATACGTATCAATCAATATAGAATACATCTCTGAATGAATCGATTCCATAGCCGACTGAAACGCATAAAACGACCTCGCCTCCGCAACCTTCACATCATTTAGGAAGCGCAGTGATATGTTCTCCATTACGAGCCCATCACTGCCCGCGAAAAACGCCAGCGTCATACTGATAAAATGACGCTCATCGTCACTCAGATTAGCCCAGTCATTTAAATCGCGCGACAAATCCACCTCCTCTGGACGCCAGAACGAATCTACCTGACGCTTATACATTTGATAAATGTCATCATATTGTATAGGGAATAAGGTGTAACGTCCAGGTGAGTCGCGCAAAATTGGTTCATCAGACATCGCGTTCCTAAATATATAGATGGGGTATATAATAATTAGAGGACTTTAGTTTTAAGCCTTTTTAGTAAAATAAGTTCTAGCGATTGTATATACATATAAAATGAAGAGTAGTATACTGAAAGACACCGGTAAGATTTTACACAATCGTTTTGTTTTATACTTCGTTCTTTTTTTAGCACTGTCTGATCTGCTATTTCTTGCAATGGGGAGCGAATTTGTATCCATTTCCATATTCATTCTATCTGGATTCGTAACTTCGTTCTTCAGTAAAAATATGATGGTGATTATGTGCGTTGCCATGGTTATTACCAACATTTTGAGGTATGGGACTGGAATCAGAATGAGCGAGGGACTAGTTTCTGGTGAAATGCCTCCCACAACTGATGAAGAGGAAACACCAGATTCCAAGACAACTGATGAGGATACACCACCTGATTCCAAGCCAATGGATTCCAAGACACCTGAAATCAAGACACCTGAAATCAAGACACCTGAAATCAAGACACCTGAAACAAAGACACCTGAAACAAAGACACCTGAAACCAAGACACCTGATTCCAAGACACCTGTTAAGGATAAAGTTATTACAGAAGAAGATAAACAGAAATTCTTAGAGAATATGGAAAAACTGGAAATGTATGAACCCCTATTTAAATCGATGGATAAATTAATGCATAAGGTAGGTGTGTTGATTGGAAATGTAAAATAAAATAGACGCATATTATAGGAACCAGTGATGGATTTAAAAATTATATTCTTAATAATTTTAGGTATAATTACATCTATATTAATAGTTACAATCGTATATCAGAAGGTATATATTGTCGAAGGGATCAATTGGGATCCGCTTGGAGTTGGAAAGGCGCTCAAGAAGGCAGGTTTGGATCCAGTTGGTGACTTTATTGACGAGATTAAAAAAACAATAAATGACATAATTAATGGAGTAAACACAATAGTTTGTTTCGTCGAATTTATTATAGACCTTCTCAAATGGTTCGCTCACACAATGGCGTGTATATTCGCGCTATTTATTCCACCATGTCCCATATTTTATATTATTGATATGTTCATTGCATTTGTTGGCTGGATATTGGGTGAACTATTAAGACTTGTACGTTTAGAAATGCTAATTGATGCATTTTCAGCAGGATGCACCGGAATAAACTTTGTAACAAATGCGACATTGGGTGTTGAAATAACCGATTTTCATGCATGGATGGGTATTAAACCACTGTGCTACAATCCGAAGTTTAAATTTCAACCATTTCCAAAATATGTAGCTCCGAAACGTAGAAATTACATTTAGTTCGTAATCTGGTAATATTATTTATGTTTACACCCTTGAAGATTCAACAAAAATACTACTCACATATGATAATAATATTACAGAAAATTATAAATGTATATTATAGCAACCGTCTATGGATATAAAAATTATATTCTTATTAATTTTAGGTATAATTACATCGTTATTGATAGTTAAGATCGCACATCAGAAAGTCTATGGCGTAGAGGGGATGTTTGATGACATTAAAAACACTATAAATGACATAATTAATGGAGTAAACACAATAGCTTGTTTCGTAAATTATCTGATAATACTCCTTAAGTGGTTCGCTCACACAATGGCGTGTATATTTGCGCTATTTATTCCACCATGCCCGTTTTTCCATATTCTTGATATAATAATTGCGTTTATTGGGTTTATATTGAGTAAGTTGTTAAAATTGTTACGTTTAGAAATGCTGATAGATGCATTTTCTGCTGGGTGCGATGGAATAAACTTCTTAACAAATACCGCAATTGGTATCGAAATCACAGATTTCCGAACATGGATGCGTATTAGACCACTTTGCTATAATCCAAAATTTGCATTTCAACCATTTCCAGTGTTTGTACCACCAAAACGTAAAAAATACATTTAGATCTGTCAAGGACCCTATGGTTCCCTGATTTTTGTATACACTTATTATATAATGGGTAAAAAGTGTATTCCGGGTGTTATATGCATTGAGAACATGACATTATTTGTTTTACTAGTGATTCTGGGTGTACTTGTATACATGTTTTATAAGACACCTACGCAAATGCCTTTAATGCAGATGCCCTTAATGCAAATGCCTTTAATGCACATGCAAATGCAGATGCAGAGACAAACCCCACAAATGGATGTATTGAATGATCCATACACACCACCTACGAGAACGATCAACGTAGAAACGCGAGGCACTATGATGCAATATTCACAAATCGGTATATTGACGAAGGATAGTTTGATATTACCGCTTATGGGAAGACAGTATATGAGCGGCCGTGACAAATGGCAATATTACACCATATCGAACACCGGGAATTTAAACACTAAGTTACCGGTCAGTGTTAAGGGTAAGAGCTGTACTTCCGAGTACGGTTGCGACCAAATAATGAATGGAGATCAAGTGTACGTAGAAGGATACAACAATACATTTAACGCAACGGTGTATGAAAACAATATGTTTAGTTATATCCCACAGATGATATAATATATATAATATTTTTTTATAATAAAAATATAATACGATATAGTATAGATATGAGCGACCAGGTATTAATCATCTTGGAAATCGATCATAAGGGTGATACGAAATTCTTACGATCATATATATCTACAAAAACATTCAACCTTATCGGTCAAACACGTTCAAAAAAAGATGATACAATTAAAATGTGTAAAGGATTCGAGATAAAATCATCTGATTCTAAGAAGATCGTAGATGTTTGTGCGGATAATGGACTGAAAGATTGCATCGACATTACAGACACAGGTCCAAATGAATTGGAAATAAGCGAAGGGTGCAAATATGGGTTTATTATTACATCAGTTAAAACGCCAACCAGTTACGAGATGTATGCTACGGAAAAATACA